CCATGGCCATCGGAGCCTGACATGGGAGAGACCGTCGCCATTGTCGCCGCCGTCGCCTCCGCGCTGGCGACTGCCGCCGCCGCCGGAACGCAGATGATGCAGGCGCAGCAGCAGGCCGCGGCGCTGCGCAACCAGGCCGCGATGGACGAGGTCCGCGCCCGCCAGCAGGGCCTCGAGGCGCGCGGCGCCTCGGCGCGCGGCGAGGCCGAGGCGCTGGATGTGCGGGAGAACCTGCTGCGCACCCTCGCCGCGCAGAACGCCCGGTATTCGGCGAGCGGCATCGTCCTCGGCGAGGGCACGGCCGAAACCGTGGCCGAGGAGACCGAGGCGGACGCCAACCGGCAGCTGGAGATCATCCGCACCAACACCACCCTGGCCGCCGAAGGCGCCCGCATGGGCGCGGCTCAGACCCAGCAGCGCGCCCTGCTGCTGCGCGACCAGGCGGGCTTCACCATGACGGCCGGCATGATCGGCGCCGGCGCGACCCTGGCCGAGGGCACGTCGCGCACCGCCGCGCGATGGCCCGGCGCCACCACCCAGCCGCGGACCCCCTGATGAGCCTGCCGCCCCTTCGCCGCCAGCAGGCCGGCATCCCGCTCATGGAAGGGCGGGCCCTGCCGGTGCCGCCGCGCGCCGGCGGCGGCATGGACCTGCCCGCCGGCGGCGGCGCCGCCGCCACGCTCGGCGCGCGGCTTCAGCGCCTGGCCGACAGCATGGGCGGCATCGCCGACCGCGAGGCCGCCGAGGCGGCTTGGGCCGCCGGCACCCAGGCCGGGGAAGCGGCGCCCGGCACCATGATGGAAGGCGGCGGCACCATCTACCGCACCGCCTTCAACCGCGCCGCCGTGGACGCCTCGGCGCGCCGGCTGGAAATCTCGGCGCGCGAGCACCTGAACGGGCTATTGGAACGGCACGGCACCGAGCCCGACGTCTTCAACGTGGCGGCGCAGCAGTGGCGGGAACAGACGCAGCAGGGCCTGCCGCCGATCGTGCGCACGGCCTTCGTGCAGCGCTTCGACGCCATGGCGCTGCCCTACGCCAACCAGGTGCGGGAGAACCTGCGCCGGCGCGTCGCCGACGATGCCATGTCCACCTACAACGCGGCGCTGCCCGGCCGCGTGGCGGACATCGAGCGCGCCGCCGGCCAGGCGGTGTCCGACCCGGCCGCCGCCGCGGCGCTGCGCCTGACCGAGACGCAGGCGATCGCCGAGGCGGTCGCGCTCGGCCCGCGGGAGGCCTTCAGCGCCGGCGGCCGGCAATACCCGGCGGATCCGTCCCGCGCCGGGGCGCTGACGGCGGCGCAGGTGACGGAACAGGTGCAGCGCGTCGAGCGCGCGCGCACCGAGGCCGCGGTGCGCGCCGCCTGGCGGGCGGCCGGCGGCGGCCTGCAATGGATCGTGGATTTCGAGCGCAACCAGCAGGCGGCGCCGGGCTTCAGCCCCTTCGCCCAGCGCCAGGCGGCGCAGGGCCGTGCGCTCGGTACCGTGGACGCCTTCGCCGCCCGCGTGCCCGAGCCCTGGCGTCCGGTCGCGGAACAGGCGGCGCGCGAGAACGGCCTGCCGCCGGTGCTGCTGCTGGCGCTGCTCGGCCTCGAGAGCGGCGGCAGGGCCGGCGCGACCAGCCGGGCCGGCGCGGTCGGGCCGGCGCAGATCATGCCGGCCTCCGCTGCCGATCCCGGCTTCGGGATGGCGCCGCTGCCGCGCGACGCCCTGACCGACCCGGCGCGCGCCATCCCATGGGCGGCGCAATACCTCGCGCGGCTGCGCGACCATTTCGGCGGGGACATCGGCAAGGCGCTGGCCGCCTACAACGCCGGGCACGCGCGCGTGACGGCGGCCGAGCGCGCCGGCGCCGCGCTGCCCGAGGAAACCCGCAACTACATCGCCACCCTCATGCCCGCCGCCGGCGGCGCCGGCGCCATGCTGCCCGCGGCCGAAGTGGCGCGCATCGCCGCCCGGCTGCGCGCCGACCATGCCGCCGAGACGCAGGCCGCCACGGCCGGCCAGGCGCAGGCGCGCGCCGAGCTCGAGCGCCAGATCGCCGAGAACCTGGCGGCCATCGGCGTCAATGGCAGGCCGGTGCACAGCCTGACCGAGGCGCAGATCGCCGCCGCCGGGCTCGACCCGGCGCGCGTTCTGGAGCGCGAGCGCATGCGGGCCGAGGTCTTCGCCGCCGACCAGACCGCGCGCAGCGTCACCGCCCCGGCGGACCTGCAGCGCCTGGCCGAGGACTTCGCGCCCGGCACCGCCAACTTCCGCGCCGACCCGGCCGCGGCGGTGCAGCTGCTGAACCACCTGCGCCAGCGCGGCGTGCTGGTGGCCGGCGCGGACCTGGCCGAGCGGCTGCGCGACCTGCAGGTGCAAGCGCAGACGACCGGCCAGCGCCTGGCGATCACGCCCGAGGAAGGCGCCGCCGCCGGCCTGCCGCCCGAGCGGGTGGCGGAGATCAACCGCGACCTCGCGCTGGCGGGCGATACCGGCGCCATCCGGCGCGAGGCCGCGGGCCTGCCGGATGCCGAGCGCGAGGCCTTCCTCGCGCGCTTCCCGCTGACCGGGCAGGATGCGCACCGCAACGCCCAGCGGGTGCGCGCCACGGCGGAAGCCTTCGCCGAGCGCGACCGCGCCGTTGCGGAGGATGCCGCGGCCTATGCGCTCGCCGGCAGCCCCGTCCTGCGCGACCTCGGCGGCCGCGTCGCCGGCGGCGACTGGGCCGCGCTCGCGCCCTTCCTGCGCCAAATGCGGGCTGAACAGGAACTGCTCGGCATCCCGCACGCGCAGCGGCGGGACCTGCCCAAGCCCTTCGTGGAGGCGCTCTACCAGCGCATCGCCAACAGCGCCGACGCGGATGCCGCCTGGGGCGCGCTGTCCGCCCTGACCGAGGCGGCGGGCCTGCCGGCGGTGCAGCGCATCATCCGCGAATGGCGCCCCGAAGGGGACCGGCAGGACGACCGGCGCCGCGCCATCGCCGTGGCGGCGGCGCTGCGCGGCCAGGACGACGAGACCGCGCGGCTGGTGCTGCGCGGCGCCTTCGTGCTGCGCGACAACCCGCTGGTGGACGCCTCCCGCCGCAACGTGCAGGAGGCCGTGGACAGCCACCTTGGCGCCGCGCTGGAACTGCGGCCGGATGCGCGCGCCGACATCACCGCCGCCGCCGTCGCCGCCGCGGCCGCCACGGCCATGCGCGAAGGCCGCATGGCGCAGACCTTCAGCCGGTCCTCCTTCGGCGACCTGCTCGAGCGCATCGCCCCCGTCGCCACCTTCGCCGGCCAGCGCACCCTTCTGCCCCCGGGCATGACCGAGCGCGCCTTCCTCGACGTGCTGGCGGACCTGCCGGCCGAGCGGCTGGACGGCGCCGCCGCGACCGATGGCCGGGCGATCACGCCGGCCATGCTGGCGCGCGGGGACATCGCGCTGCGCGCCGTCGGACTCGGCCGCTACGCGCTGTTGGTGAACGGGCGGGACGTGCCGGACGCCCGTGCGCCCGGCCGGCGCTTTATCCTGGACCTCAACGGCGCCGAGCCGGTCACGCCGCCGGCGCCGCGCGGGCCCGAACCCCCGCAATACCAGCGCGGCCGCCTCGGCCCGGCGCTGCGCGACCAGCAGGGCAGCACGCCATGAGCGGCGTGCTGGCCCTTGGCGAGGAAGTCCGGCCGCTCGCCTGGAACCCGCTGCCCACCGTGCCGCGCACGGCCGCCGAGCGGTTCCGCCTCGGCCTCGAAGCGCAGCTCGCCACCGGCAACTTCGCGTCCGAGGAACGCAACCTCCGCCTGACCTTCGACGATGCCGCCGGCGCGCTGCGCGAGGCCGGCGCGCCGGTGGAAAACCCCTACGATGCCGGCGAGTTCCAGGGCAGCTTCCTGAACGACGCCATGAGCGCGGCCTCCCTGGCGGTGCTGCCGCCCGGCGCGGCCGGCGCCCGGGCCCGCATCGCGGAGGCCGAGCGGCGCCGGCGCGAACTGGCCTGGGACCAGGCCGTGAACCGGCTGCGCGAGGAACGCCCCGAGGATGCCGATCGCTACCTGACCACCCACGAGATCCGCGCCATGGCGCGCCGGCGTGCGCAGAACGCGGCAGCCGAGTCCGCGGCGGCCGAGGATCTCGGCGGCGGCCTCGGCGGCTTCGCCGGGACGGCGGCGGGCATCTTCGCGGACCCGATCCAGGTCCTCACGCTCCCGCTCGGTGCCGGCCGCGTGGCCGGCACGGTGCTGGCGCAGGTGGCCCGCACGGCGGCCATCGAGGGCGTGGTGGCTGGTGCGACGCAGGCCGTGGTGGAAACCCGCGCCGGGCCCTACCGGCAGTCCCTGGGGCTGCCGGACGACAGCTTGGCGCAGATCGGCGTGGCGGTGCTGGGGGGTGCCGTCATCGGCGGCGGGGTGCGCGCGATCCTGGCAGGCGCCGAGCGCCTGGCCGCGCGCGCCCCCGCCGGCTCGGCCGCCGAGGTCGCGGCGCAGGACGCCGCCGCGCTGGCGCGGACCGACGCCATGGACGCCGCCGCCAGGCCCGGCGCGCCGGAGCGGAGCGCCGGGCACGACGCGGCGATGCAGCAGGGGGTGCGCCAGGCCCTGAACGGAGAGGCACCGACGGCCAGCCTGCCGCCGCCGGTCGCGCCCGCGCCCGTTGCCCAGAGCCTCGCGGCCCTGCCCGAGGCGGAACTGCGCGCGCATGTGCGCGCGGCGGTGGAGGACGTCATCGCGAGCCAAGGCGCGCGCATCGACGGCGCCTGGCGGTCCGACCTCGGCGCCATCACCGTCGAGTGGGGCCAGCCCGGCAACCCGAACCGGCAGTTTCGCGGCGGCAGCGGCCTTGCGCACATCATCGCGCACAGGAACGCGCAGGGGCTCGACGGCGAAGCCTGGGTGCGGGACGTGCTGCCAGACGTGCTCATGTCGGGCACCACGGCCAATCTTCGGGGGCCGCCCGACGGCATGCGCGTGGATCTGTTGTGGCAGGGCCATCGCGTCGTGTTGGCGCTGCGCCGCGACGGCACGCGCGAGAACTGGGTCCTGAGCGGCTTTCCGCCGGAACGCGGCCCCGGTGGAACGGCGGGAGGCAATCCGCAACCGCCCTACGCTCCCGGGCCGTCTGTGCTCCAACCGCGGGAGGGAGCGGGACCGCGCACGTCGGATATGCCACCCGGCGCCCGCCGCTTCAACGCCTATACGCCGACGGGCCGCGGCGTGCTGGTCGAACCGCGCGTCGTCAGCCTGCGCAGCCTCGTGTCGAGCCACGGCCCGGACGGACAACCGAACCCCGCCTATCCGCATGCCGAGGGGCTGCAGCCGCGCGACCGCTCCGCCGCCCCCAGCCAGGACCAGGTGCGGGCCATCGCCTCGGGCCTCATCCCCGAGCGGCTGCTGCCCAACACCGAGGCCGGATCGGGCGCGCCCATCGTGCATGGCGTGGACGGCGTGGTCGAAAGCGGCAACGGGCGCGTCGCCGCGCTCGCGCTGATCCATCGCGACCCGGCGCTCGCGCATGTGCGGGACGCCTACCTGGATGCCCTCCGCCGCGCCGGCTTCGGCACCGACGGCATCGAGGAGCCGGTGCTGGTCTCCGCCCGCGTCAGCCAGCTCAGCCCCGCCGAGCGCAACGCCTTCGTGCGGGAGGCCAATCTGCGCGGCACGGCGGCCGAAACGCTGACCGAGGCAGCGGCACGCGATGCCGACGCGGCGCGCGGCCTGCTGCATCTGTGGCGCGGCGGCGCGGTGGACGCCGCGGCCAATGCCGACTTCCTGCGCAGCTTCCTGGCGCGGCTGACGGCCGAGGAACGCACCGGTCTGCTCGACCGCGCCGGCCGCCCGCTGCCGGCCCTGCGCGAACGCATCGAGCACGGCCTGCTGATGGCGGCCTATGGCGACGCGCTGGGGCCGCTCGCCGCGCGGATGATCGCCGGCGAGACCGAGGGCCTGCGCGGCCTCGCCGCCAGCCTGCGCACCCTGGCCGGCGACTGGGCCGCCATGCGCGCGGACATCCAGGCCGGCCGGGTGCCGGCCGAATACGAGGCGACGCCGGCGCTGGCCGAGGCCGTCTCCGCCATCGCCGAGGCGCAGGCCCGGCGCCTGTCGCTCGAGGAGCTGGTCCTGCAGGTGGACATCGAACGCCCGGCCATGACGCCGGCCGGGCTGGCGATGCTGCGGGCGATGTTCCCCGACGGCGACCTCGGCCGCCGCATCAAGCCGCAACCGCGCCTGACCGAAATGCTGCGCGGCTATGTCGGCCGCGCCCGCGCCGCCGAGGCCGGGCCGATGCTGCTGGACCTGCCGCCGGTCCGCACGGATGAGGCGATCGCCTTCGCCGCCCGCGCCGACGACGCCGGCGCGCCGCCCGCGGCGCGCGAGGCCGCCGCCGACCCCCAGGCCGCGCGCCTGCTGGCCGCCGATGCCGAGGCCCGGCGCCTGGCGGCGGACCCCGCCACCCGCTCGGCCGAGATCCTTGAGGCGCAGCGCATCGCCGCCGAAGCGGACATCCGCGTGCCCGAGGAGGCCGGTGAGGCCAGCGCCCGCGACCTGCTCGACGCCGCCGAGGCCGAGGCCGCCGAGGCCGCCGCCGCCGCTGCCTGCCTGATCGGGGGCGCGGCATGACCACCCGCCACGCCAAATGCGTCGCCGATGCGGTGGCCGCCGGGCGCATCAGCGCCGCCACGGCCGGCAAGGTCAATGCGCGGGTCGAGGAACTGCTCGGCAAGGGGCTGAGCGAGGCGGAGGCGATGCGCAAGGCGGCCGAGGACTTCGCCGCCGCCGCCGCCGAGAAGCAGCGCCAGACCGCCAAGCGGATCCTCGCCGCCGCCCGCAACGTCGAACTGGCCGCGGCGCACCCGTCCGGCTTCCGCGACGGCGTGCTGTCGCTGCTCGCCCGGGACCTCACCGGCAAGGCCACCTGGTCCAACGTGGAGGCCCGCGCGCGTGCGATCCGTGGCCTTGCCCATGCCGGGCTCGCCGACTTCCTGGACCGCTTCCGCTCCAAGGCGCTCGGCCTGATGCGCGACGAGGATGGGCTCGCCGGCTTCGTCCGCGCCGCCTATGGCGAGGCGCCGAAGGACCCGGCGCTGCGCGGCCTGGCCGCCGACTGGCAGCGCGTGACCGACAGCCTGGTGGACCGCTTCATCGCCGCCGGCGGCAGCCCGTCCACCAAGCGCGCCGACTGGCGCCTGCCCCAGGCCTTCGACCGGGACAAGGTGGTGGCCGAGGGGCGCGAGGCCTTCATCCGCTTCATGGAGGACGAACACGCCGCCGGCCGGCTGTCCGTGCGCGACCCCGACACCGGCCTCGAGGTCAATGCCCTGCGCCGGGCGGAGATCGTCAGCCAGGCCTTCGAGCGCATCCGCACCGAAGGGCTGGTGGACATCACGCCGGGCGCGGCGCGCGGCCTCGGCGCGCTGGCGAACCAGCGCAGCGCCATGCGCGCCTTCCAGTGGACCAGCGCGGAGGCATGGCTCGGCTTCAACGACCGCTTCGGCGTCGGCAATCGCAACCTCTACGACCTGCTGAACGGCCACATCGACGGCATGGCCCGCGACATCGCGATGCTGGAAGTGCTGGGGCCGAACCCGGAATGGATGGTCCGCTACCTGCGCGACGAAGCGGTGAAGCGCCTGGCGGACAGCCCGAACAGGGCGCGCGTGGCGGCGTGGCGGATCGACAGCACCTGGGCGCATGTCTCCGGCACGGCCAACACCCCGGTCAATGAATGGGTCGCGACCGCCTTCCGGGAAGTCCGGGCCTTCCTCTCGGCCACCCGCCTCGGCTCGGCCACCATCTCCTCCGTCAGCGACTTCGCCACCATGCGCCAGGTGGCGGCCTGGAACGGTCTGCCCGCGGTCGGGTGGATGGACGACTACCTGCGCCTGCTGAACCCCGCGAATGCCGACGACCGCCGCATCGCCGTACGCTCCGGCCTGCTGGCCGAGGCCTGGGCGCAGCGGGCGGCGGGCGGCATGCGCCACCAGGCGGATGTGGTGGGCACCGGCCTCGGGTCGCGCATGGCGGACTTCGTGCTGCGCGCCTCCGGCCTCACGGCGCATACGCAGGCCGCGCGGTGGGCGATCGGCATGGAGGCGCTCGGCGTCCTGGCCGACCAGGCCGGCAAGGCGTTCGACGCGCTGGATCCCATGTTGCGCCAGGGCATGGCGCGCTACGGCATCCGCGCGGCGGAATGGGACCTGCTGCGCGCATCCGGCGTCATCGACGAAGGCGGGATGCGCCTGCTGTCCCCGGAGGCGGTGGCGCGCGCCGCCACCACCGACCCAGCCGCCGCGCGCGCCAACCTGGACGCGGCGACGCGCCTGCTCGAATTCGTGCAGACCGAGGCGCGCCTCGCGGTGCCCGAGCCCGGTGCCGCCGAGCGCGCGCTGATGATCGGCCAGACCCGGCCCGGCACCTTCCATGGCGAGCTTGTCCGGTCCGCCATGCAGTTCAAGTCCTTCCCGGTGACGGTGATGCTGATGCATATCGGCCGCGGCCTCGCGCAGGAAAGCCCGGCCGGCAAGGCCGCCTACCTGGCGTCCTTCGCCATCGGCACCACGCTGATGGGCGCGTTGGCGATGCAGCTGAAGGCGGTGGCGCAAGGCAAGGACCCGCGGGCGATGGACAACCACCGCTTCTGGTTGGCCGCCTTCGCGCAGGGCGGCGGCGCCGGCATCCTCGGCGACTTCCTGTCCACCTCGATCAATCGCGCCGATCAGTCCTTCATCGCGCAGACGCTGGGCGGCCCGACCGGCGGGCTGGTCGATGACATCGCCCGCATCGCCGGGCTGAACATCCAGGCGCTGGACGACGAGCGGAAGGAGCGCGCGACCGGCGCCGATCTGGCGCGCTTCGTGCGCAACAACACCCCCGGGACCACGCTCTGGTATGCCCGGCTCGCCGCCGACCGGCTGCTGTGGGACCGGCTGCAATGGTGGGCCGACCCGAAGGCAGGGCAGCGCTTCCGCGCCGCGGAACGGCGCGCCATGCGCGACTACCAACAGGAATTCTGGTGGGCACCAGGCGAGGCCTCGGCCCGCCGCGTGCCCGCCCTTTCGGCTGCCGGAGGACGTGACCGATGACGCTGAGCATCATCCCGCAGGATACCCGCAGCCGGCGTTTCCTGTGCGTCGGCGGCGAAACCGTGTTCTCCATCACCTTCCCGTTCTTCGCCGCGGCGGACATCGCGGTGCGGCGGCAGCGCGCGGGGGCGACCTCCCTGCTGGTCGAAGGCGTGGACTATACCGTCGCCGGCGCCGGCAACCCGGCGGGCGGCAGCGTGACCTTGCTGGCGGCGGCGCTGGCCGGCGACCTGATCGTGGTGGTATCCGAGCAGCCGGAAGGGCGGACCAGCGGATGGACGGACGGCCAGGCGCTGACGGCCACGGCGCTGAATGCCGAGTTCGCGCGGAAGTGGATCGCGCTGCAGCAGCTGCGTCGGGACATCAATCGCGGCCTGCGCCTGCCGATCGTGGATCCCGAAGGTGGGCTGGAACTGCCGGATGCCGGGGCGCGCGCAAGCAAGTTCATGGCGTTCAACGGCTCGGGCGAAGTCATCGCAGCCGAGGGCTCGATCGGCGGGGTGCCGGTCAGCCCGTTCATCGCGACCCTGCTCGACGATGCTGACGCCGCCGAGGCGAGGGACACGCTCGGCGCTACCCCGATCGGCGCGGCGTTGTTCACCGCGGCCGACGCCGCGGCGGTGCGGACGCAGGCCGGGGCGACGGCAACCGGCTCCGCCCTGATCACCGCGGCCGATGCCGCGGCGGTGCGGACGCAGGCCGGGGCGACGGCAACCGGCTCCGCCCTGATCACCGCGGCCGATGCCGCGGCGGTGCGGACGCAGGCCGGAGCGACGACCACCGGCTCGGCCCTGATCACGGCGGAGGACGCCCAGGCGGCGCGCACGGCGATCGTCGCACCGCCGACGCCCACCAATTCGGCTGGCGTAGGGCAGTGGGTTGTCATCGGCAACACGCTGCCGGCGGGCGGAACGTGGGCGTGGTTCTCTATCGGTTTTTCGGGCGGCGGTCCCGTGACGCACGCGGCGGGCGTCTCGGCGGGCGGCTCGACCGTAGTGAGCGGCGCAACCGTCTACACCGGCTTCGCTTGGAGGATCGCATAATGCGTGTGCTGCACAAGCGAGCAGACGGCTCTTTCGTCGTCCAGCTCAACGGCCTGCCATACCACGTCGAAGCGTCCGATCCCCTTTTTGCTGAGGTCAGCGAAATGGCGCAGGGCCTGTCTCTGCCGCCGGAACCGGCCCCGGAGACACCTGTGCTTCCGCGTCCCCTGCCAACGCCGCTGGAATGGATGGACCGCATCCCGGCAACCCGGCAGGAGCTGCTCCTGGACGCGCTGGACGCCACGCCGAAGGGCCGCCGCTTCCAGAAGCGGCTGCTGGCAGCGCGCGAGGTCAATCCCGCGCATCCGGACGTGCAGGCCGGGGTGGCCATGTTGCGCGCCGCCGGCGTGCTGACCGCCGAGGAGGCTTCCATCCTGCTGTCGGCCGAATAGTCTGACCACGCCTTGAGCGCGCTCGATTTCTGAGCCAATTCGTAATCAGTAGGTCCGCGGTTCAAATCCGCGTGCCGGCACCAGCTTCAAGGCCGAGAGTTACAGAACATCGCGCGAACTGTCAGAGAGAACAAACGGACTGTCAGAGACGCCTCAACTCTGACAGTTCTGGCCCTCGTCCAGCGCCTTGTCCTCCGCCGCCAGGCGCTGCCGGAAGGCCCGCTCCGCCGCCCGCTCGGTCCGCACCAGGTAGTGCCGATCGAGGATCATCCGCACGCTCTGCGGCGTGTGGCCCGTGATACCGCTGATGCCGAGCTCGTCCACTCCCGCCTCATGCAGCCTGGTCACCGCGGCATGGCGCAGCTCGCGGAACAGAAGCTCGGTGCAGGAGGGCATCGGCGGCAGCGCCGCGCGCCCGCCCTCGGCCGGCAGGCCGCGCGACGCCGCCTCCCGCACCTCGGCGAAGACATGCTCGAAGGTGGACAGCCGCCAGGGCTGGCCCGTGCGGTCGTGCAGCAGCAGGTGCGTCGGGCTCGCCACGCCCGCCCGCCCGACCTCCGCGCGCAGCCGCTCGACCAGATGCGGCACCAGGTGCACCGGCAGCGCCACGCGCCGCTTCGTCTTGCCCTGCGCAAGCGCCAGCACGCCGGTCTCCGCCCGCCAGGGCGGCAGCGCCAGCACGTCGCTCACCCGCTGGCCGATCCAGGCATTCAGCAGGATCGCCGTGCCCATGCTGCGCCAGCCCAGCGCGTCGGCCACCGCCGCCATGTGCCGGACTTCCTCGGCGCTCCACAGCCGCGGCTCGCGCTGGCGGCGCACCGCGATGCCCGGTCGTGCCGCCGCGTTGGTCGCGCAATAGCCCAGCCGCACGCCCACCTGCAGCAGCAGCCGCAGCACCCGCACCGCTGCCGCCGCCTTGGCCGGGGTCTCGACCACCACGCGACGGCGGCCCTGCTGCTCGGTGCGGCGGGCCTGCGCGTCGTGGAAGGCCAGCACCGCCGGCGGCGTGACCCACCGCACCGGCTCATCACCCGCCCAGTCGCGGATCAGGTCGAGGCACCACTCGTAGTCCTTGCGCGTGCGGGGCGCGAGCTTCCGCCACCATTCCGACCGGCGGTAGTCCTCGATCAGCGCGGCCATGCTGCCCGGCGGCGCCACGCGCGCGCGGCGCTTCACCGCCGCCGGCGCGCCCGGCGCCGCGCGCCCCTCGCGCCAGGCGTCCACATCGGCGTTGAGAACCTCGGCGCGCGCGATGGCGGCGCCGAGCTCGTCCGGCAGGCGCTCCGGCCGCCAGCCGGCGCGGCGCAGTTCGGACGATGGCTGCCAGTAGTGGCGCGCCGCCTCGCCACGGCCGGCGCGGGTGACGAAGTGCCGGATGCGCATGGCTGTCCTCCCTTGCTATGCTGTCGGCCACCATCGAGTCGGGAACCCGCTCCCATGGGCAAGAAGCAGTCCTCCCCATCCGTCTCCAGCCTCGCCGGCAAGGTCCTAGCGGGCGCGAAGAAGGCTACGCCGGCCGAGCAGAAGACGCTCGCCGCTTCCGTCCTGTCGCAGGACGAGAAGAAGGGCCAGAAGTCGCCGCCGAAGCGCTGAGCCCGCGCCCCAGCGCGCGCGTGCGCAGGATCGCCCGGCGCGGGATTTCGATCACGCCGCAGGCCTGCGGTTCGCCGCTGCCGACATCGCCCAGGTTCGCGGCCAGCATCAGCGTCTCCCGCGTCTCGGCCACCACCCAGCCGATCGACAGGCAGCGCACCGCCCCGGCCGGCGCAAGATCGGACAGGAACCGCCAGGCCGGACCCGGCTGGCGGCTGTCCAGCCATTCGACCAGCAGCGCCTGCATGGCCTAGCGCGCCGCCATCGCCCGCGCGCGGGCGATCAGCATTGCCTCGCCCTCGGCCGCCTCGTCGCGCGCGGGCGGCATCAGCCCGGCGCGCTGCGCCGCCAGCCAGGCCTCGATGGCGCGCGGGTCCCAGCGATCCGGCAGGCCGGCCACCGGCGGCGGGAAGCCGTGCTCCGCCTCCAGCCGCCGGCGCCGGCAGCGGAAATGGCGCGCCGCCGGCAAGGCCAGCGCCTGAGCCACCTGGTGCGCCGTCCACAGCATCAGCCCCGCGCCTCGTCCTGATCGACACGGCGCACCTTCAGCTGGATCTCGAACCGCTCGCCGTTGCTCACGTCGATGCCGGCGATCGCGACCAGCGCCGTGCCCGGCCGCAGCGCCAGGAAATCGGGCAGATGGTCCGCCGCCTGCCGGGACATCGTCGCCAGCAGCTCGCGCAGTGCGCCCAGCACGCTGGCGGCGCGGTACGAATTTTCCCGCTCGAAGATCACGCGCGCCTCGGGGTCGTCCTCGTCGTCGGTCATGCCGCGCTCTCCCGCTGCGGTGCCAGCGCCGCCTCGCCGGCCGGCGTGCGGCGATACAGGCCGGGGCTGACCTCCTCGATCAGCCCGGCGGACAGCAGCGCCAGGATGGTGCTGCGATGCGTCCAGCGCGGCCGCGCCTGCGGCTCCGCGCCAGCGGGCGCCACGCGCAGCAGCGCCGCGCGCTGCGGGCCGGACAGGGCGGTCATGGCCACATCCCGTCCTTGACTCCGGGCGGCGGACCTTCAGGCTGATCCGCAACGCCAGCGGGGTGCGGCATGGGGCAGGACGACCTTCCGGAGGAGATCAGGGCGGCCAGGAGGGACGCCATCATGGTGGTGATGGCGGAACTGCTGCTGTTCCTCGAGCACACCGGCGGGCTGACGCCGGACGAGACGGCGCAGGTATTCGACAATGCGCTCGGCACCGCGACGGGCGAAGCGCAGGCGCAGGTCGCCATCCTTGCGAACCTCGTGCGGCACCTTCGTCCGCACAGGCCCGGGCTGATGGAGACATAGCCCGGCCCGGGTCCGGTCGGGACATAGCCCGGCCCGGCCGCGGCGAAGTGCAGCCGGCCGTCGAGCAGCACATAGGCGCCGTCCGGCGTAAGGCCGATGAGTTGCGCGCTCATGGCGCTTGCCTCGACTCGATCCGCGCTCGGAAGGCGGTCTTCCTCATGCAAGGAGCGCCGCGCATGACCCGTGAGGACCGCTGCTCGGGGCCGCTCACGCCACCCTCCGGCCCGCGCGGGCTTCGGCGAGGCTGGCCACGCCTTCGGGCAGCGGGGCGCCGGCCAGGTGGGGCGGCACCGGGCGGCCCTCGATGCCGCGGGCCAGCGCGGCGGCCTCGGCCAGTTCGGTGTGCAGCAGCGCGGCGATGCGCTGGTCGAGCTCGATCGGGCGCGGGCACAGCGCCCAGGCCCGGAAATGCGACGCCAGGGCGTCGAGGCGGTCACTCAGCATCCGTCCCTCCTAAGGTGGATGGAGGGAGGCTATTCACCATCGGTACTTTTCGCAATCGAAAACTTCACCTTCAGTGATCTTTCGAAGGCGTGGCTGTTAGGCGGCTTCCTCGTCGAGGGCTGCGGCCAGTTCGGATCGCTGAGATGGTAACCGCGCGAGTTCCGCCATGATGCGCTCGCGGACCTCCCATCGGAGTGATCGATCATCACCGAAAAAAACGAAATCTGCCGTCACGTCCAAGACCGGCAAAACGAGCGCAAGTTGATCGATGCTTGGGCGCTTTATCGCGGTTTCCCAATTCGAAATGGTGTTCTTATTTACTCCGGACTTCGCCGCGAGTTCTGTGTTGCGGAGCCCTTGGGCGCGCCGCGCTGCAATTAGACGGCGCGCGATACCCTCAACATTAGCAGCGGTGCGCGCGAGGGCCTGGCCGGCACGGATCTGATCCATGTGGATGACGATAGCGGTCGCGAGCAGTGATCTCCGCACACCAAAAAGCACCTTGACATGATCACTGACGGTCAACAACCCTGCGCGCCCATGGAGTCCCGCGTCGCCGCAGTCGTGTTCGATCTGGTTCGCGCCCTGGGTGGCCCCGCGCATGTCGCGCGGGTGTGCGGGGTCAGCGCAACCGCGATCAGCAACTGGCAGGTCGCCAACGCGGTCCCGCCGCGGCACTGGCTGACGATCTGGCGCCTGGCCAAGGCGCGTGGCCTGGACTGGCGCCCGCCCGGGGCGGAGGACCTGGACATCGTGCCGCGTGCCGACATGGGGGGCGATCCTGTCGCGGCGCCCAGGTTCGCGCAATGTTCTCGTCATGCGGCGCAGCAGACGGAGGAAGCGGCGTGACCGCGCGCGATCCCGCCGAACTGCTCGCATCGCTGGACCTTCGCGGGGCCGCCGCCTGGGCGGCCGAGCGTCTCATGCCGGCGGCGGAGGCTCCCGATCCGCCAGCGCCACCTGCAGCAGGGCATCGAGCTCGCGCTCGATCCGATCGCGCTGCACATCGGTCAGCGAAGTCCGCGCCGTCGGCATCGCATCGAGCGCGTCCAGCGCCGCGCGGCGCAGCGCCGGAAGAAGAGCCGTCCTGATGTTCAGCGCGCCCGCCATCAGCTGCGTCACGCCGGCCAGCAGGATGCCCTGCGCGACGACTGTGGCGCGAAGCCGCAGCACATCGGCGCGCAGGCTGGCATCGGCATCTTCCATGGCTGCCAGCCTGCCGTGCCGCGCCGAGTCCGTTCAAGCGCATCGGCCGGCAGCATGAGCGAGCAGTTCGCCACGCTCGCCGCCGCCCTGCGCGACCGCGCCGATGCCGCGCGCGCCGAAGCCGCGCTCGCGGCGGCGCGTGTGCGTGTCTGGGACCTCGCTGCCGAGGTCGCAGCCGAAGGCGGCGTGGTGGCACGCCAGATGCTCCGCTTGCTGGCCGGGGGCGCGGCTCTGTCCAGCGATCCGGTCAGCCTGGCGCTCGAGCTCGGCCTGTTCCCCACGCGGCGGGAGGCTCGGGACTGGATCGGCCCCTTGCCGCCGGACAGGCTCTACTATGCCGCGGTGTTCAGGCGGGCGGTCCTGGAGGCCATGGCGCGTCACAACCCGCCCCCGGCAGGCCGCGCAGCATGTTCAGCGCCGCCGTCAGGTCATCCATGATGGCCGTCGCTCCCGCCCCGGCGAATTCCTCCGCCATGACGGCGGCGCGATCCGTGACGGTCTGCGCCGCGGCAAGGGTCAACACGCCCTTGGCCGCGAGCTCGACGATCAGCTGCGACACGAGCGCGAGCGCAGCCGCGGCGCGCTTGCTTGTCTCGTCCATCGGCGGCTCGCCCATCGCCCCCGCCTCACGCCGCCAGCCCGGCCTGCCGCGCGGCGGCCAGGTCGTGCGCGACCTGCAGGTTCATCCAGAACTCGGCGGTGGTGCCGAAGCGCGCCGCCAGGCGCAGCGCGGTGTCCGCGGTGATGGCCCGCCGCCCGTGCAGGATGGCGGTGATGCGGTTCGCCGGCACGCCGATCTCGCGCGCCAGCGCCGAGGCGCTGGTCGATCTGCTCGAGCAGCTGGAGGACCACCAGCACCAGCTGGCCCTGCCCCCGGCGGAGCGCGCCTGATGCGGCCCGCCCCCGTGCTCCGGTCGTCCCATGTTGCGCGGAGCCCGTTCGTTCCGCTTCCGACCCTGGCCCCGAGGGGAGGAAACATCAAGGAAGGCTGGCCGCGCCGTGACGTAATTTCCTTGCGTTGTGCGGCGCCGAAGTCGAGCGTTATCAATGGCTTGCGGGTGTTGCATGGTGTTGCAGGTGATGCAACGCGCAAGCCATTGATAACGCTCGGTTTCCTGGTGTGTTGCATGTTGCACCCGGGAACCCCACGTGCGCGCGCCCGCACCTGCGCGCGCGGCCACCGCAACACCGCAACATCGATAGATTTCCTAGGGAATTCAGAGTGATGGATGTTGCAAGGGGTGCAACAGGCGCAACAGGGTCTGAGGGCGCGATCGCCGAGGTGGCGGACGGGCCGCTGAGCGGGGCCGAGCGGATGCGCCGCAGCCGGGCGCGCCGGCGCGCCGAGCTCGACGCGCGGCGGGTCGAGCAGGCGCGGATGCCGCTGCGGCTGCTGCTGGCCGAGCAGGCCGGGCAGGATCTCGAGCTGATCGAGCGGCACCTGGGCGACGAGGCGCGCGGCCTGCCGCTGGCCGAGCGCGTGCTTGAGGGCGCGAAGGCGGTGATCCTGCGCCTGAGCGGCCATCCTCTGCTGCGCCTGGCCGAGACCGCGAACGCGCCGCCCGAGCTGCTCGCCAGGCGGCTGGCCTGCACCAGGCTGGAAGCGGCGCGGCTGTCCTTCGAGGCGCAGCGCGAGCTGCTCGACCGCCTGTTCGGCAAGGCGCCTGCGGCGAAGGGTGGCGGCGAGGCGCCGGCGGTGGCGGTGCAGCTGAACATCACGCCGGCGCTCGCGACGGCGCTCAACCTTCAATCGGATCAAGCGGTTAGTGGGGAGGCAGAGGCATGTCTCTGACAGCGCGCAGTCTGACGGTTTGGCGCAAGCCCTGGCGCGGCAAGGCGCGCCGCGCGGCTCGGCAACTGATCGCCGATCAGTCGCCGCAGCCTGGCCAGCGCAGCCTGGCGCTGGCGGCGGCGGCGCCGAGCTCGGCCGCCAGCCCCCCCGGGGGGTGCCCGGCCGCCCCCCCGGAGCCGCGCCTCGCGCGCTCCGCCGCCCCTTCCAGCTCGATCGAACAGGCCGGGCGCCACGCGATGGGTGTCCCCGGCGCAGCCGCTATTGGGGATGGGGAATGACCGCCCGCGGCGGCTACCTGCATTCGGTGCAGGACATCGCCCGCATGCTCGACCAGCATGCCGAGGCAATCGCGCGCGAATGCTTCCCGGCCGGCCGCAGGGCGGGGGCCGAGTGGCGCATCGGCAGCCTGGCGGGCGAGCCCGGCCAGTCGCTGTCGATCCGGATCGCCGGCGACAAGCGTGGCGTGTGGGCGGACTTCGCCGCCGGCATCAGCGGCGACATGCTGGAGCTGGTCGCGCGCCATCGCTACGGCGGCGACAAGACCGAGGCGCTGCGCTGGGCGCGGAACTACCTCGGCCTGTCCACGGTGGCCGCGCCGGCCGGCCAGGCGCCGCCGGCGCCGCCAGCGCGCGTGCCGGCCAGCGAGGTCAGCCGGTCGTTCAGCGGCAAGGCGCGCGCGCTGTGGCTCGGCGGGCATCCGCTCGGCGGCACGCCGGCGGCGTCCTATCTCGCGGCACGGGGCGTCGGGCTGACCGCGCTCGGCCGCGCGCCGGCGGCGCTGCGCTTCCGGGGCGACGTGTGGTGTTCCGAGCGCCAGCAGGCGGCGCCGGCCATGCTGGCCGCGATCACGCGCGGCGGCGCCATCATCGGCTGCCACAGGACCTTCCTGGCCGCCGGGCCTGCCGGGCGATGGGGCAAGGCGCCGATCGCCGCGCCGAAGAAGGTTCTCGGCCAGGTCGGCGGCGGCTTCATCCCGCTGTGGCGCGGCAAGTCCGGCAAGCCGCTGCGGGAAGCGCCCGAAGACGACACGCTGGCGATCACCGAGGGGATCGAGGACGCGCTGACGATCGCGCTGCACATGCCCGAATGGCGAGTGATCGCGGCCTATTCGCTCGGCAACATCGCCAACCTGCAGCTGCCGGACCGCTTCGCCGACATCGTGCTGTGCTGGGACCGGGATGGCGACAAGGCGGAACCGTCGCGGGCGCGCGAGGCCGCGGCCGAGCGCCTGCTGCGGCAGGGCCGCAGCCTGCGCGAAATCCGTCCGCCGGAGGGATTCAAGGACTTCAACGCCTGGCACCTGGCGGAAATGGCGGACGGCGCAGCGCCGCGGAGGCTGGCATGAAGCGCATCGGTCGGCCGCCGGGCAGGATGTCGGCTGAGGCGCGCGCGGCCATGATCGCGCGGCGAAATGCCACGCTGGACGCCCATCCGGAGGTCCGCGCCCGGATGTCGGAGGCTCGCAAGCGCGCGTTGGCCGATCCGGAGGTCCGCGCCCGGATGTCGGAGGCTCGCAAGCGCGCGTGGGCCGATCCGGAGGTCCGCGCCCGGATGTCGGAGGCGAGCAAGCGCGCGTTGGCCGATCCGGAGGTCCGCGCCCGGATGTCGGAGGCTCGCAAGCGCGCGTGGGCCGATCCGGAGGTCCGCGCCCGGATGTCGGAGGCGAGCAAGCGCGCGTGGGCCAAGCGGCGTGATTTCGAGGTGCCCGGGTGGGTCGTGGCGGCCGGGCTCGACGACGATTTCCGTGACATCGCACAGCAGGACGGCGAGGAGGCGGCCGCCGCCTTCTGCCGCGCGCTGAAGCGCCAGATGGCGGCGGCTGTATGACCGGCGCCATCCGCCAGCACCTGGCATCCCAGGCGCGTCCGCGCCGATCGAACGACGGCCGCCACCTGCCGGCCGGTTGCCCGGTCACGCCGCTCGGCGGCAACGGTCAGATGTTCCACTACATCAACGCCATCGGGCAGATGGTGTCGGTCGGGGCGCAGCAGCACTCGAAGAACATCCTGATCGCGCTGTTCTCGCCCCACGTGAAGACCTGGCTCTACAGCCACTATCCCAAGTCCTTCGACAAGGAAACCGGCGAGCCGCGCGACTTCAACGTCAATGCGGTGAGCACCGACCTCATGGCCGAGGCGCAGGACCGCGGGCGCGCGTGGGAGCCGGCGGACAACGTGCATGGGCGCGGCTGCTGGCCGGGCGAGGACGGCGACCTGCGCGTGCATCTCGGCGCCCGGCTGATCGTGGGGGGGCGCGAGCGCGACGTCGGCATGATCGGCAACAAGGTCTATCCGCTCTGCCCGGAATGGCAGGGCCCGGCGCCCGACGCGCAGGCGGACGGGCCCGCCGGCCCGGCGGCGGAGGCGCTGGCGCTGCTGTCCTGCTGGCGCTGGGCGGAGGCGGAGCTTTCGCCGCGGCTGCTGCTCGGCTGGATCGTCTGCGCCTTCCTGTGCGGCGCGCTGCACTGGCGCCCGCACCTGTGGCTGGTCGCACCGCGCGCGTCCGGCAAGTCCACGCTGATCGGCGCGATCGGCCACATGCTCCAGCGCGGTGACTTCGCGCTGATGGCGGAAAGCGCCTCCGCCCCGTCGGTGCGGGCGACGCTGCAATTCGACGCGCGGCCGGTGGTGCTGGATGAGACGGAGCCCAGCGAGGACAACCGCGCGCTCAACCAGGTGGTGGAATTGATGCGCATCGCGTCCACCGGCGGGACGGTGATGCGCGCGCAGGTTGACCAATCGACCGTGGTGCAGACGGTGCGCTTCGTCGGCATGGGGGCATCGGTCGTGCGGCCAGCGCTGAAGTCGCAGGACGCCAGCCGCATCGCGGTGCTGCAGCTGCTGAAGCCGCTGCCCGGCTCCACGGCGCCGCTGCTGCGTCCGGCGGTGCTGGAACTGCTCGGGCGGCGCCTGTTCCGGCGCGCGCTGGACGGCTGGAAGCGCTGGCCCGAGACGCTGCAGGCCTGGCGCCAGGCGCTGGCGGCCGAGGGGCTCGAGGCGCGCGCGCAGGACCAGTATGGCACGCTGCTGGCCGCCGCCTGGATCGCGGAACAGGATCTCGACCCCGACGCCGACAGCCTGGCGGAATGGGCGCGGCGCGTCGCCAAGGCGACCGCGCCGGACCGCGCCGAGGAACGGCCGGAATGGTTCCGCCTGATCGAGACGCTGGCGGCCACGCCGATCAAGGACGACGCCGGCCGCGCCGAGCGCGCGGTGGCCGAGCTGGTCGAGACTGCGGCGCAGGCGCGGCGGGAGCCAGACCACGAGAACGGCGGCTGGATCTACGTCTCGGCCGAGGCGGCCGACCGCGCCAATGCGCTGCTCGGCCGGCATGGGCTGCGCTTCGTGGCGATGCGCGACGCGCGCGGGCTGCCGCTGCGCCGGTCCTGGGACGACCCGGCGGCCGAGCCCGCCACGCAGGGCAACGGCCCGCTGCTGGGGCATGTCGCGGTGGCGAACGCGCATCCGGTGCTGGCGCGCATGCTGGACCGCACGCAATGGGCGGCGCGCGCCGGCGCGCCCGGTGCGTGGAAGGGGGTCCTGCTGCAGGCGCCGGGCGCGCTGGCGACCGATTGCGCGCGCTTCGGGGCGCGCACGGCGCGCGCGGTGATGGTGCCGATGGACCTGTTCATGGACGGGAGCGGCGAGCATGAGTAGCCCCCGCCAGTGGTCCAGCCCCGGGCCGGTCAGCGACGCCTTCGTGGCGACGGACGCGCCGGTCTCGGTGCTGATGGGTCCGGCCGCCGGCGGCAAGACCGTGACGAGCCTGCAGCGCGGCGTCTTCACCGCCTTCCGCTGGCCGGAGACCGAGCCCGGCGTGCGGCGCTGCCGCTTCCTGGTGATGCGCCAGCGCATGACGGACATGGAGGCATCCACGATCCCGTCCTGGCTCGCGTGGTATCCGCGTTCGCTCGGCGGCTTCGTCGGCAAGGAAGGCAGCCCCAAGCGGCACGCCTTCCGCCTGCGCCACCCGGTCGATGGCGGGCGCGTCGAGATCGAGGTGCATTTCCGCGGCATCGGCGAGCAGAGCGTGGACGATGCCCTGCGCGGGTTCGAGTTCAGCTTCGCCTACGTGGACGAATGCGACCTGATGGACGGCGACATCATGGCGACGCTGTTCAAGCGCGCTGGCCGCTACCCGTCCGAGACGCTGGCGCGCAACCCGCGCCAGGTGTGGGGGTCGTGCAACGCGCCCGAACCCGACAGCTGGGTGGTGCGCGAGATGATCGAAAACCCGCGCGACGGCTGGGTGCTGTTCCGCCAGCCCTCCGGGCTGAGCGCGCAGGCGGAGAACCTGGCCGTGCTCGGCCCGCGCTTCTACCAGGACCAGGCGGCGGTCTTGCCCGACTACGAGCGCAAGCGGTTCATCGAAAACATCCCCGGCCTGCTGCGCGAGGCGGCGGCGGTCTATCCCGAGTTCAGCGAGGCGGTCCATGTCGCCGCGCGCCCGCTGGACGTGCTGCGCGGCGCGGCGCTGCGCGTCGGGCTCGACGCCGGCGGCACGCCGGCGGCGGCGGTGTTCCAACGCGCGCCCGACGGCCAGTGGCGGATGCTGGCGGAACTGTCCACCCATGACCGCGACGCTTCCGGCGTGACCGGGCCGCGGCGCTTCGGGGAGGCGCTGGCGGCCCTGATCGCCGAACGCGCGCCGGGCCTGCCGGCCGAGGCCGTGGCCGATCCCTCGGCGGCCTTCGGCGCCGACCGTGAGGCCGGCGAGGGCAGTTGGGTGGACATCGTGGCGCGCGCAGCCGGCCTGCCGGTGCGCGCGGCCATGAGCCAGGATCCCACGCTGCGCATCGAGGCGCTGCGCCGGCCACTGACGCGGCTGCTGGAAGGCGGGCGTCCCGGCCTGCTGATCGACCCGTCCTGCCGGCTGATGGCCCGCGCGCTGGCGCGCGACTTCCGCTGGCAGGTGACGGCGGGGCGGCGCGGCGACAGGCCGTTCAAGAACTGGGCCTCGCACCTGGTCGAGGCGGCGCAGTACGCGCTGCTCGACGGCGAGGGCCTGGCCGACGCGGCGGGGCGGATGCGCGCGCGCCCCGCGGCGCCGACGATCGCGCGCAGCGACTGGAACCCGTTTCACACCCCCATGGAGACCAGCCAATGGCCCTGACCCTGAAGCCCGGCGAACCGGAGTCCATGCCGGTCGAGGCGCCCGCCGAGGCGAAGCCGCCCGCCGGCGCGGCCGCGCCGCCGAGCGCCGTGCCAACCCTGACCCTGACCGTCACGCTGGAAGGCGTGTTCAGGGACTGGCTGATGGCCCGCGCGCAGGCCCACCAGCAGGACCCGGCCGAGCATGTCGCGGCGATCCTGCGCGCCTACTGGGCGCATCACGACGCCTGGCGGCACCAGCAGGCGGGCGGACAGACCCGCCGGGCGGACGCGCCGTGACGGCCGCGCAGGACGCGCCGGCGCCGGCCAGCTGGTCCATGCGCCTGGGCGAGGCGCAGGACGCGGCGCTCGCGCTGCTGAAGGCCGCGGCGCCGGCGGGCTGCGCCATCGTGGTCGCGACCGCGAGCCGCGACTGGACGATGATGGAAACGGCCGGCCGGGCGCCGCTGCGGCTGCTGTCCATCGCGCAGTCGCTGCTCGAAGACGCGGCGGACATGCTGCCCGACGACAGCCGGCTGCGTGAGGAGGCGCTGGCCGCCGCGCGGCTGCTGCCGGACAGGTTCGGCGATGACGCCGGCTGAGGCGGCTCTGGACCGAGCGTCCAGCGAGGTCTTCCTGGTCTTCCGCCCGCGGCAGGCCAGCAACGGCCTGGCGTGGTGGCACCGGCTGATCGACCGGCACCGCGCCCATGTGCTGGCCATCCTGCCGCTCGGCGAGAACCAGTCGGTGGCGTTGAACCATGGCGGCACCAGCCTTGCCGTCGAACCGATGGGCATGGGCGCGGAGGCCGCTGCGCGCGGCCTGATGTGGTCCTGGCAGGCGGAGGCGCTGCGCGTGCCGCTGCCGGCCCTGCCGCCGCCGCGCGCGCGGCTTCGCCCGCCGATGACCTGCGTCGAGGCGGTGAAGGCGTTGCTCGGCCTCAATGCCTGGCGGGTGCTGACGCCGCGCCAGCTGCGCCGGGCCGCGATCCGGATGGGCGCGCGCCCGGTTTCCCCTTTTCCATCCCAGCACAGGAGTTGACCATGGGCGGCGGCGGCAAGCGGGTGAACACCAGCGCGATGGATGCTTCCATCGCGCGTCAGGAAGAGGCGATCGCGCGGCAGGAAGCCGCGCTGGCGGCGCGCGAGGCCGAGCTCAGCGCGAAGGAGGACGCCACGCGCAGGGCGCGCGCCGCCCGCGGCATGGCCCGCGCGCTGCTGCTCGGCGGGTCCGAGGCCGGCACCGAGGACCAGCCCATTCCCGGCGCCATCCGGCGCAACCTCGGCGGCTGAGCCATGGCCCAGGCCGATCCCGCCCTGCTGCGCCGCGCCGAGGCGGCCGAGCGCAAGCGCGACGCCTTCGCGGCGCTGATGCGCGACATCTATGCCTTCGCGATGCCGGAGCGCGATGCCTGGAACGCCTACGGCTACGGCGCCGAGCGCATGGTGAAGGTGTATGACAGCACCGCCGTCATCGCCACGGGGCGCTTCGCCAACAGGTTGCAGCAGGCCCTGTTCCCGCCGCAGCAGCGCTGGGCCATGCTGGCGCTGCCGCCGGAAATGACCGGCCCCGACGCGGCCGACGTGGCGCGCGACCTGGAAGCGGCGGCGGACATCCTGTTCGCGCACCTGCACGCCAGCAACTTCGACCAGGTGATCAACGAATGGGCGCTCGACCTCGCGGCCGGCGTCGGCTGCCTGCTGGTCGAGAATGCCCGCCTGTCGGCGGGGCGGTCGAGCGCGCCGCTGCTGCGCTTCCAGGCGGTGCCGGCGGCGCTGGTCGCCTTCGACGACGGCCCGCTCGGCACCGTGGAAGGGGTGTTTTTCCAGCAGAAGATCGCCGGCCGGCTGCTGTCCCGCCTGTATCCGGACGCGACCCTGCCTCCGGACCTCGAGCGCAACGTCGCGCGCGAGCCGGAACAGGAGGTCGAGCTCCTGCAGGCGACCACCTACGACGCGGAAGCGGACGACTGGGCGATGACCGTGGTGCACCGCCAGTCGAGGGCGGTGCTGGCGGAACGCCGCTACCGCACCTGCCCGTGGATCGTCACGCGCTGGTCGAAATCCCCGGGGGAGGCGCATGGCCGCGGTCCGCTCGCCGCCGCGCTGCCGGACATCCGGGTGCTGAACAAGGTGATGGAGCTTTATCTCCGCGCCGCCTCCTTCGCCGTCACGCCGGCCTATACCGTGGCGGATGACGGGGTGCTGAACGCAGCGACCATCCGGCTGGCGCCGGGCGCGCTGATCCCGGTGCGCAGCAATGGCGGCGCCGCCGGGCCGTCGATCCGCCAGCTGGAGGCCCCGGCGTCCTTCGCCGTGTCGAACGACCTGATCGACAAGCTGCGGACCAACATCCGCCAGACCCTGTTCGACGATCCGCTGCCGCCGGAAGTGCAGGTCGGGCTGACGGCGACCGAGGTCATCGAGCGGACGCGGCGCTTCCAGCAGGACACCGGCGCCTTCGGGCGGCTGCAGGCCGATGCGGTGACGCCGCTGGTGGTCCGCTGCATGGACATCCTGGACGAGGCCGGGCTGTTCGCCGCCGATCGCTTCCGGGGCCTGATGCGGTTCCTGCGCAACGACGTGGTGCGGGTGCGCGCCATCAGCCCGCTGGCGCAGGCGCAGGACCGGGCGGACCTGCAGGCGGTGATGGGCTTCGTGCAGGCGGCGGCCTCGCTCGGCCAGCCGGGGGCGGCGATGCTCGAGATGGGGCTCGACCTGCGCCGCGCCGGCCCATGGGCGGCGCAGCGGCAGGGCGTGCCGGCGCAGCTGATCCCGACGGCGAAGGAAATCGCCGAGCGCGAGGCCCGCGCACGGGAGGCCGAGCAGCAGAAGCAGGCCCTGTCGAGCCCCGTGCTGGCGCAGGCCGTCGGCAACCTCGCGCCCGCCATGACCGGCGCCGAAGAAGGATCCCCCGCATGACCTGGCAGCCCCTCGACCCCACGCCGGCCGCGGCGGTGGCGACGGCCGACCCGGCGTGGCAGGCGCTCGGCGCCGCGCTGCGCGCGGTGGAACCGCAGCTGCGCGCGGTGGCGCAAGCGCACCTGGTCGCGCCGTCCTGGCGGCCCGGGGAGACCGCAGAGCATGCGGCCTATGCCGAGGGCGCGAAGGCGACCTGGCGGCTGCTGCTGGCGCTCGCGATGCGCGGCGAGGACGCCGCGTGAGGGCGACCCGCGAGGAGCTGCTGCACGACCTGGCGCGGCAGGCGGCTCAGCATCTGGGCGACATCCAGGGCGCCTGGTCGCAGGATTTCGACGCCAATGGCTGCGTCTGCGTGCAGGCCGGCTCGGCGCCGGGAGGCGGTCGGCTGATCGCGCGCACGAACATGGCGCGCGACGCGCAGGCCCTTGCCGGCCTGATCAATGTCTGCATCGGGCTGGTCGGCGCGCTGGCGCCGCCCGCCGAACCCCAGGAGACCCCGCATGAGTAAAACCGCAGCCCCCACTGCGACGGACGGCACGGCCGCGGCGCCGGCCGCCCCTGCCGTCGCGCCGCCCGCCGCCGAGACCACTCCGGCGCCGGCCGCCGAGGGCAAGCCGGACCCGGCGCGCGTCGGCGGGATCTTCGCCGCCGCCGGCGCCGCGCCCGAGGATGGCCGCCCGGCCGACCTGCCGGACCAGTTCTGGGATCCCGAGGCCAAGCAGGTGCGCCTGCCGTCCATGATCAAGGCGCTGAACGACATGCGCGCGCGCGTCGCCCGGCCGGGCGAGGAGGCGCCGCCGGCGTCGCCGGACGCCTATGCGCTGCCCGAGGTCAAGGGGCTGCCGCCAGAGCTCGTGCCCGGGGATGCCGACCCGGTGTGGCAGGCGGTGCGCCAGGCGGCGCACAAGGCGGGGCTGACGCAGAAGCAGCTGCAGGCGGTGGCCGCGCCCTACCTCGCCGCGGTGGCCGAACAGTCCCGCGCCACGGCGGACCCGGCCAAGCAGGCGGCGGCCTACGAGGCGGAGATGGCGCGGCTCGGCCCGCAGGGCCGGCAGGTGGTGCGCGATGTCGGGTCCTGGGTGTCCGGCCTGGTCGCGCGCGGCTTCCTGGCCAAGGAGGAAGCGGACGCGCTCTCCGGCGTCAGCACGGCCGAGGGCGTGCGGGCGCTGGCCAAGCTGCGCAGCCTGGCCGGCGAGAAGCCGATCCCGGTGGAGGCGATCGACCCCGGCGGCGGCAGCTACGAGGACGCGCAGCGCATGATGCGCGAGGCGATCGAGAAGGGCGACGACACGCTCGGCCAGAAGGCCGCGAAGGCGCTGCGCGACCTCGCCGCACGCGGGCTGATCCCGGCAAGGTGACGGTCAAGCGCCACGACCCCGTGAAACCCCCCCCTTTCTGCGGGGTCGCGCGGCTTGACATTCAGGAAATCTGTCGTTGCGCGGCGCGAATCGCGTGATCTAGAACTGGCGGCGCAGCGGCGCCCTGCCCTATCCGCCTTGCCGGACCGGGGTAGCCGCAAGCGGTCATCCTGCCCCATCCGCCTCGCCGGACCGGGGTGATCGTGCCGACGGCGGCCACGTCACGGCCGAAGCACAGACGACCCGGAACCGGGTGGGCCCTATCCGCTTCGCCGGACCCCATCCGCGACTGGCCTATCGGAGTGCGAACCGAGCCCGCCGCGCAAGCGGCATGTTCCCGTTCGCCCGAAGGCCAGACAGATGCCCGATCTCGATCCCGTCGTCGCCACCTGGTACGACCAGTCCTGCAAGGCGGCCTATGCCGGCGCCGCCCTGCTTCGCCGCACCGTGCGGACCGAGACCGGCATCACAGGCGGCACCGCCGAGTTCCCGCGCGTCACGCGGGCCATGGCCAAGCCGCACGTGCCCGCCACGCCGCGCTCGGCGCTCGGCGTCGCCTTCCAGAAGCAGGTCTGCACGCTGACCGCCTGGGACGCGACCGAGTACGTGGACACGCTCGATGCCACGCGCATCCGCTTCGACCAGCGCCCGGTGCTGTCCACCGTCATCGGCCAGGCGATGGGCCGGCGCGAGGACCAGCTGCTGATCGACCCCATGGTCGCCGCCTTTGGTGCTGCGACCATCGCCGACGGCGGCGCCGGCATGAGCGACGCGAAGCTGCGCCAGATCGTCAGGCTGTTCGACCAGCGCGCGGTCCCGCGCGAGAACCGCTTCGTGATCGTCTCGGCCAAGGTCTATGACGACATCCGGTCGCTGCCGATCGCGCAGAACAAGGACTTCGGTGAGAGCGCGGTCGGCCGCTCCGGCGTCCTGCCCAGCGTTTACGGCCTGCAGATCGTGCTGATCGACGATGCCAGGCCGGAAGGTGGCCTGCCGCTGTCGGGCGGTATCCGCCAGTGCTTCGCCTACGACCGCGACGCGGTGGGCCTCGCCATCGCGCGGGAGGAGCCGCTGCGCACCGAATGGGTGCCGCATCTCGCCGCCTGGCAGCTGTCCATGCGTGCGCGCCTCGGCGGCGTCGTGATCGACCCCGAGGGCATCATCCGCGTCGATTGCACGGAGGCCTGAGCCATGGCGTTCATCCGCAAGAACTTCGCCCCTGCCGCTGCCGTGCAGCTGGCGGGCCTCGCGCCGGCGATGCACACCTACCGCACGGAAGACGCACACGCGGCGGTCGATACCTCCGGCTACTTCAACGAGGTCCGCGGCCTGCTCAGCGTCGGCGACCTGATCTATGTGCTGGTCGTCAACGGCTCGGGCGTGGTGCAGACGGCCGGCTGGCATGTGGTGATGACCAAGACCGCCTCCGCGGTCGATGTCTCCAACGTCACGGCGCTGACCGTGACCAACTCGGACTGACGCCATGGCCGTCGCCGACGGCATGGAGCTGGCCGTGGCGCGCCTGGCGTGGTCTTCGGCCGCGCCGGGCGCCAGCCCCGGCGTGCGCCTGCGCGGGCGCTTCAACCTCACGCTGTCCGGCGCGGTGACAGGCGTCTCGGCGACGCTGCAGCGGTCCTTCGACAACGGCGCCACCTGGCACGACTGCACGCGCGCCGGCGCGCCGGTGGTGCTGTCCGGCCCGCTCAGCGAGGTCTGCGACGAGCCGGAGGCGGGGGTGCTGTATCGCGTGAACCTCAGCGCCATCGCCTCCGGCACGCTGGCCGCGAGGCTGAGCCAATGACGGTCTTCGCCGCGGCGGATGCGGGGATCGCGGCGCTTCATCCGGGCTATGCCGCCGGCACCTGGATCGGTAGCCGCATCGTGGCGCCGACGGCCATCACCAATTTCGTGGCCAATACGCTCTACGCCGCGCCCTTCGTGGTGTTCTCCCCGGTCCGGCTCGACCGGCTGAGCATCAACTGCACGACCGGCGTCGCGTCCTGCCTGGGGCTCATCGGCATCTACGGCCATGACGCGGCGGCGCGCGCGCCCGGCGCGCTGCTCGGCACGACCGGCAACATCGACCTCAGCACCGCCGCGATGAAGGAAGCCGACCTGACGGCGCCGGTGCTGGCCCCGCCCGGCATCATCTGGTTCGCGGCCCTGTTCAACGGCCTGGCCCAGTGCACCGGCTTCAGCACCAACAACGCGCAGTCCGAACCGATCAACGAACTGATCGGCTACCCCAATTCCTCCGGCATCGCCACCAGCACCGCCGCCAACCGGCAGGGGCGCATCCAGCGCGCGTCGGTCACCTTCGCGAGCGGCCTGCCGGCCGCCTTCGGCGCCGCCACGCGATCGTCGGCCAGCCCCACCACGCCCGTCATCATGGCCAGGGTCGCCGCCTGATGCCCAGGATCGAACGCTTCGACGCCAATGGCCGACGCACGGTGCTCGACGACCGCACCCAGGCGGAGGCGGTCGAGGAGAACGTCGCGCGCATCCGCGCCGCCTATGAGGCGCAGGTCGCGCTCGGCGTGGCCCATCGCGGCAAGGTGCTGCAGATCGACCCGGCCTCGCAGCTGCTGCTGACCGCCGCCGTGGCGCAGCTGACGGCCGGGCTGCCGCTGTCCGCGCGGTTCCGAGGCTGGCGCATGGCGGACAACACCTTCCTCGCCGTGACGCCGGACCAGCTGAAGGCGCTGGCGCAGGCGGCCTCGGACCGCACCGTCGCGCTGCGCGACGCGATGTGGACCGCGATCGACGCCGTGCGCGCCGCGCGCACGCCGGCGGAAGCCGACGCCGTGGCGCCGGCATGGCCCGCGCCATGACCCCCGGCCTGTCGCATGTGCTGATCGCGCTGGCCCTGCAGGCGGCACTCGCCGTCCCGGTCACGCTGGCCATCCTGCATGCCGGGCCGCCTGCGCTCGCCGCCTTCGCCTGGCCGCTCGGCGTGGCGGCGGGCGCCTGCTTCGCGATGGGCTTCCATGCCGGGCGGGAACGCCGCCAATCGGAAGAATTCTGGGGCAGCAACCGCATCCCGCCCTGGATCTGGAAGCCGCGCGCGCTGCGCGACCTCGGGTGGCCGGCGCTGGCCGTCCTCGGCATCAGCCTCGCGACCGGGGCCTTGCATCCATGAAAAGGGCAGGCCCGCACGCAGCCATGCACGACGCCTTCGATACCGTCTCCGCCCTCAAGGCGCTCGGCGCCGCCTTCGCCGGCCGGGCGCTGCTGCTGCTCGACGTGCGGCGCGACATCCCGATCACCCTGCGCCGGGTGCTGACGGTGATCCTGTGGGAAATCCCGCTGATCGCCGCCTTCGCGCTGATCGGCTGGCACGTCGCCGCGCTCATCGGCTTCGACAGCGAAAGCGGGCGCATCGTCGTGACCGCCCTGCTGTCCAACCTCGGCGCGCGCGGCATGGACCGGCTGGTCTCGCGCGTGCTGCCCCCGCCCGGCGGCCCCGGTAATGGACCCCCGACATGACAGGGAACCCCCGCAACAGCCGCGGCTACCGCAACCGCAACCCCGGCAACATCGACTTCAACCCGGCCAACAAGTGGCAGGGCCAGGTGGGTCGCGAGACGACCGGCAGCCCGCCGCGCTTCGCGGTGTTCGAGACGCACGAATTCGGCATCCGCGCGCTGGCGGTGCTGCTCACCACCTACCAGGACCGGCACGGGCTGCGCACCATCGCCGGCATCGTCAACCGCTGGGCGCCGGGCAGCGAGAACAACACCGGCGCCTACATCGCCCATGTCGCCCGCCTGACCGGCCGGGCCCCGGACGAGCGGCTGGACCTGCACCGGCACGAGGACATGGCGCCGCTGGTCAAGGCCATCATCACGCACGAGCTCGGCGGCAATCCCTACGACGACGCCACCATCGACGAAGGGCTGCGCCTCGCGGGCCTTCCGCGCCCGGTGACCACGCTGCGGGAGGCCGCGGCGACCGGCACCGGCCATGGCGCCATCACCGTCGGCGCCGTCGCCTCGGCGGCGGCCTCCGCCGCCCCGGCCATCCAGGCCGTGGGGGCGCTGCCGCCCTGGGTCGGCGTGGCCTTCGTGCTGTCCCGCCGGAAGCGCCCGGCATGATCGCCGCCCTGCGCGGATGGCTCGCAGCCGCCGGCGCCCTGCTGGCGGCGATCGGCGCTGCCCTGCTCTACCGGCAGGGCCGCCGCGACCGCGAAAGGGAGGAACTGCGGCGCCTGGTGCAGGGCGCCCGAGAGAGGTCCCATGCGGAACTGGATGCTGGCCGTGCTGCTGACCCTGCTGCCGAGCTGCGCCGCGACTGGCGCCGCGGGCTGTGAGGCCTGGCGCCCGATCCTGATCGGCGCGGATGACGCGCTGGGCGAGCCGACGGCGCGCCAGATCCTCGCGCACAACCTGACCGGCGCGCGGCTGTGCGGCTGGCGCCCCGGCGGCCGGGAGTGACGGCATGGACGCCGCCACCACCCTGGCCATCGGCAACGAGGCGCTGGCGCTGCTCGGCGCGCAGCCGGTGGCGCAGATCGACGAGGGCAGCGACCTCGCCGCGATCCTGCTGCGCACCGCACCCACCACGCTCGAGCAGGTGCTCGGCGCGCATCCGTGGCAATGCACGCTGGCGCAGCCGCGCCTGCCCCGGCTCGCGGACCCGCCCGGCAACGGCTACCGCTATGCCTATGCCCTGCCGGCCGGGATGATCGCGCTGCGCCGCGCGCTGGCCACCAGCCAGCCGGGGGCGCCGTCCATCGTCCGCTGGCGCGTGGTGGGCGCCGCGCTGCACGCGGATGCCGAGGAAGTCCATGCGGACGTTCAGCTGGAACCTCCGCTGGCGCAATGGCCGGCGCATCTGCGCGCGCTGGCCCGGGCGGCCGTCGCGGCCGACATCGCGCTCGCGATCACCGGCAGCGCCACGGATGCGCAGCTCTGGACGCAGCGCGCCTGGGGCCCCGGCGGGCAGTCCCTGTTCGACCAGGCGCGCCGCCTCGAGGCGCAGCAGCAGACCCCGGCGCCGATCGAGGACTGGCCGCTGCTGGCCGCGAGGTTCGGCGCATGAGGACGCTGCGCGCGGTGCAGACCTCCTTCACCGCCGGGGAGCTCGACCCGCGGCTCGATGCGCGCATCGAGGTCAGCCGCTACTATTCCGGCGCCGCCCGCATGCGCAACGCGACCGTGCTGCCGCAGGGCGGCTTCCAGCGGCGCGCCGGGCTGCGCCACATCGTCACCCTGCCGGCGGGCGCGACGGCGGGGCTGCGCCTGGTGCCCTTCGCCTTCTCGGTCGCGCAGACCTTCCTGGTCGTGCTCTATGATGGCGCCTTCCGGGTCTATCGCGGCAGCGACGGCAGCCATGTCTTCACCGGCAGCTGGCCCGGCACCGCCGCGATCGCGGCGCAGGTCAACTGGGCGCAGTCGGCCGACACCCTGATCCTGTTCCACCACGACCTGCCGCCGCACCGCATCCGCCGCGAAGGCTCCGACACGTCCTGGTCCTCCGCCGCGCTGACGCTGACGAACATCCCGACGCACGATTTCGGCTCCGGCGCCGAGGCGATGATCAGCGTCACGCGCGGCTGGCCGGAATGCGGCACCTTCCATCAGGGCCGGCTGTGGATGGGCGGGCTGAAAAGCCGCCCGGCCACGCTGCTGGCCTCCCGCGCCGGATCGTTCTTCGACTTCCAGACCGGCACGCTGGACGACCACGCCATCGCGCTGACCATCGACAGCGATCAGCTGAACCAGGTGCATCAGCTGATGCCGCATCGGGGGTTGCTGATCTTCACCTCGGGGGCCGAATACGCCATCACGGTCGCGCCGCCGATCACGCCGACCAACGTGGCGGTCGAGGAACAATCCCGGCGCGGGATCAAGCGCTTCGCGCGGCTGGACGAAGTGGACAGCGCGATCCTGTTCGTGCAGCGCGGCGGTGCCGCCGTGCGGCAGTTCGTCTATTCCGAGCTCGAGCAATCCTGGCAGGCGGACCTGCTGTCCCTGCTGGCGCCGCACCTGATCGCCGACCCGCGCGACGTGGTGATCCGAAAGTCGGCCGCGCAGGACGATGCCGACCTCGTGCTGCTGCCCGACGCCGGCGGCATTACCGCGCTGAGCACGCTGCGCGCGCAGGAAGTGGCGGCCTTCGCCCGCTGGCAGATCGACGGCCAGGTGCTGGCGGCGGCGGCGCTGGCCAATGGCCAAGCCTTCGTCGCCGTGCTGCGCGACGGCGCGGCGCGGCTGCTGCTGATGGACCGCGCCTGCCTGCTGGATCACGGGCTGGTCTTCTCCTTCGGCTCGCCGGTGGATGTGCTGTCCGGCCTCGGCCACCTGGCCGGGCGGGAGGCGGTGATGGTGCTGGACGGCCGGCCGGAGGGCAGCGCGACCATCCCCGGCGACGGCGTGCTGGCCCTGCCGCGTGCATGCCTGACGGCGGAGATCGGCCTGGGCTTCGAGGTCGTCGCCCGCACCATGCCGATCGAGCCGCGCGACCCGGCCGGCGCCATGATCGGGCGCAAGGGCCGCTTCGTGCGGGTGGCCGTGCGCGTGCACGAAAGCGGGCCGTTCGAGATGCGCAACGCCGTGCTGGCGGGGCGCGTGCTCGGCGGCCCGCCGGCGCCGCCGCTCGACACCGTGCCGCCGCCGCCGCCCGTGCCGATCACCGCGGAATACGTGGTGGACGGCCTGCTCGGCTGGCACCCGAAGCAGAGCATCGAGATCCGCCAGCCCCCGGAACGGCCGGCGCCGCTCACCGTCACGGCGCTGGCCATGACCATCGCCATCGGAGCCTGACATGGGAGAGACCGTCGCCATTGTCGCCGCCGTCGCCTCCGCGCTGGCGACTGCCGCCGCCGCCGGAACGCAGATGATGCAGGCGCAGCAGCAGGCCGCGGCGCTGCGCAA